CTTCTACTAATACATTAGATGTTACAGTTGAATGGGGAACAGCAGATGCTCTTAATTCAATTTATTCTGAATACTTTACATTAAATAAAGTTTATTAATAATGGCTATACCTTCACAACAAATAGGATGGAGTCAAAGAGCTAAATTGCTTTGGAATATTTCTAAGCAATTAGAAGCTTTATCAGGCATTATGTATAATAGAGGTGAGACTACAACTACCACTACATCTAGTAGTACATCCACTACAACAACAACGTCCACTAGTACGTCGACAACAACAACTACGACTACTGCTGCACCTTAAGAATTAAATTAAACCAACAACTACATGAAGGAATTAAAGTTTATCTGTGCTCAACCAGATGATACCTACTACACTTGGCAGGTACATCTATGGTTAGAAAGCTTAAGAAACATTGGACATTCAGATAAGGCTATTGTCCTCATCTTTATCCCATCATTCAGAGAGAAGAATGAGAAGTGGCAACAAATCATTGATCTTTATCCAGAAGCAGAGTTTGCTTTCTATAAGGATCAAGATGGTGTTAGTCAGAAGTTAGGAATATACATTCCTGTTCTGCGACCATATGTATTAATGCGTTACTGGCAGGACAATCCAAACATGAGAGACAAAGCTGTCTTCTATTGTGACTCTGACGTATTATTCACAGATAAATTTAATGTTGATGCATATATTGATGATGATGTGAACTATCTATCAGACACCAATAGCTACATTAACGCTTCATATTTTGATAGTAAGATACATCAAGTGCTTCCAGAAAGATTGGAAGCATATAAGCAGCTAGATGTTCTTGAAGACATTGCCACACAGTGTGGTATATCAAGAGCAGTAGCAGAAGCTAATAACGAACACTCAGGAGGTGCTCAATATTTGTTGAAGAATATTGATGCCATATTCTGGGAGAAGGTACTAAGAGATTGCATTACAATACGTAGTTATTTATTAAACATAAACAAACTATACTTCAAGGATGAATCTGCAGGCTTTCAAAGTTGGTGTGCTGACATGTGGGCTGTCCTCTGGACTATTTGGTTTAGAGGTGGGGTCACTAAGAATTTACCTGAAATGGAATTCTCTTGGTCGTCAGATCCTATTGACAAGGTCCACAGGCTTGGCATCCTGCACAACGCAGGGATAGTAAACAAAAACATGGGTGATTACCCAGCATTTTACAAGGGTGAGTATATTAATGGTAATGATCCATTCACTGATCCTCATTTAGAATTAGTATTCAACGATTCAAGAGCACAAGAGAAAGGTACACACTATTATGTTGAGCAAATGATGAAACTTAAATTTAAGTATAAATTAAATTATTAATAACATGGCAATTCAGAGAGATTTAAAAGCATTTGTTCGCTACGATGGTAGTGGAAGGGTTGTTGCAGGCAGCCTTATTCTGAGAAAGAACAAGCCAAAAGTGGGAAGATGGCAAGAGATTCCAGCATATGAGTGCTGTAATTATATTCCTACAACGACTACTACTACAACAGCTAGTCCAACGACAACGACTACGTCAACTAGTACGTCTACAACTACTACAACTGTAGCTCCAACGACTACAACAACTACTACAGCTCTTTAATCATGGCAAATAGCAATAATCAATTAAAAGCATACGTTCGTTTCGATGGAACAGGACGTATCGTACCTAGTAGCTTAATCTTACAAAGATTCAAGCCTAAGGATGGTAACTGGCAAGAAATACCTGCACAGGAGTGTTGTAACTTTGTTCCAACAACGACTACAACAACTACTGCAACTCCTACAACTACTACAACGTCTAGCAGTACATCTACTTCGACAAGTACGTCTACTAGTACTTCTACTACTACTACTGTAGCACCTACTACAACTACAACAACTACTACAGAGAGTCCTACTACAACTACAACAACAACAGAACCTAGTACGACCACTACTACAACAACTGCAGAGCCTACTACAACAACAACAACGACAACTGAGGCTCCTACTACTACAACAACAACGACAACAGTTGAGCCTACTACAACAACTACTACTACAGTAGCGCCTACAACTACGACTACAACAACTGAGGCTCCTACAACAACAACAACTACAACTGCAGAGCCTACAACTACTACAACAACAACAGCATTATAATGGCTAAATCATTATTTCCAGAAGAAATGTTAAGTAAAGCAAATGGTGGCGAGCTCTCATTAGAGAGCATCGCTGCTAAGCTTACTTACTTTCATGAGCAATTACATTTGACTCATTGGCAAACAACTAGCTATGCACAACATAAAGCTACAGGAAAATTGTACGAGTACGTACATGATTTCAAAGATGGATTGATGGAGAAGCTTATGGGTTATACAGGTAAAAGACCTGGAGCTTATAAGATAGAACCTCTCACAGATTGTACAGCTGAAAAATGTGTATCAGATATAATGTCATTTGCATCATCATTAAAGATGTATGGAGAAAAGAATGCTTATCATGATGTATGTAACTTAGCTGATGCATTATCTGGAGAGGCAGCAAAAACTAAATATCTATTAACCTTGTCTTAATGCAAGTAGAGAAGAGATTCTTTCCAAAAATAATGGCTGATAATGATGCAATATACTTTGCACATCTAGAGGGCATTATAGATTCAGTTGATGAATTATCTAGTATGGAAGTTGTAAAACATCCTGATCACTATTCATTTAGAATCGCTCCTTCTCTTCCTAGATACACAAACATGTTAATAGAGGAACTGTTTAAGTTCCACAACAGATTCCAGATCAAACTAAATATGAGTAAGAGCATTAAAACTAATGCAGTTATTTCTTTTGAAATTGATTTAGGATAATTATATTTGTTCAAACCAAACTAAAAATAAAATGCAAATAGTAAAAGACGACGAGACAGGTGCTTCAGAAGTACCAATGTACGATCCATCAAAGAAGTATACTTGGCAACCAGATTCCCAATTTATTCTTTCAGGTAATGAATTTGGAATGCTTTTAAACTCATTACGTGGAATTGTTTCTACACCAGAGGCTAGAGTTATATTACGTGCTGCTGATGCAGCTGACGTTATTGAAAGTATAATGGCTAAATCTGTAGAGTCAGGACTAGTTATTGAATATCCAGAACAATAAATGAACATTAAAGAATTTGATATGGGCAAGTACATCTTACTGATTGGTAAGGATGCTACTGATATATTCAAATACTATAAGGTTAAAGAAATGCATGGGCTTAATCTAAAAGATGCCCAAGCAGAAGAGGTTGATAAGACAGTAGGTAATGGTGTATACATCTATGGATGGACAAATTATGATCCAGCAGATAAGAAACTAACAGCCAAAGCTCCTTATAAACCTTTTCTGTTTTTAAACATGGGCACATTTAAAAGATATAGTGCTGATGAACAGAAGACAGCTATAATGCATGAAACAATGCACATGGCTTTTCTCCTATACAAATGGGATGCTGAGAAAAAATCAGAAGAGATAATAACAATGGCTGAAGATGAGGCTAATAAAATCATCAAAAAACTCAAAGGTATTAAAGTTATAAAATAATGGCAAAAATGAAAAAGATGGGTGAGTTATCTGCAGGTGTAGGTTCTCAACCTAAACGTCAAGGACCTGTAGATCCTAAAGGTGCATGGACTAAAGTACAAGAGCGTACATTAGCTGGTACAAAAAGTGGTAAGCCTGTATTGAAAAAAGATAAGCAACTTGGTGCTACCAAGATGGGTGCTAAAAAGAAGAAGTAATGATCTTTGAACCTGCTAACAGAATAGATGTATCTACGCCTAAGGGTGATGGAGTCATCTGGCTTGTTACAGAATATGGTCACGAGACTGATACAACGTATACAGTTATCATTAATGCCACAGGGGAGCTCTGGCAATTCATTCATAAAGATATTAGGGTGAAACCTAATGTAACATTTAGAAGGTATGGCAAAGCAATGGATCCAGAAGGCAACAGCCTCGATCAAGCGTAGAGGTACAGAGGGCAAATGCACTCCCATTACTAAACCTGGATGTACAGGTAGAGCTAAAGCTCTTGCTAAGACATTCAAGAAGATGGCTGCTAAACGTAAGAAGAAATAATGGCTAAGTCATCACTAAAATCTATGGTGAAGTCTGGCCTTAGAGCTGGTTTACGCAATTCTAAGCCTGAGAATGTCACTAAAGGTAATGGAGTTAAGAATCCACAGAAGGCTACAGCTTACGTAGGTAAGGGAGTTCTTAAGAATGGTGGTAGTATTACACCTGTACCTAATGGACACCTCATCAAGAAGGATGGTACATCATTAAAGAATGGTGGTAAGATAAGCTGCTGGACTGGCTATGTCAAGAAAGGCACCAAGAAGAAAGGTGGTAAAACAGTTAATAATTGTGTTAAGAAATAATGGCTAAATCAGAAGCTTGGCAACGTAAGGAGGGTAAGAATCCTTCTGGTGGCCTAAATGCAAAAGGTAGGGCTTCCTACAACAGAGCTAACCCAGGTAAACCTGGTCTTAAAGCTCCACAACCTGAAGGTGGTCCTCGCAAGAAATCATTCTGTGCTAGGATGTCAGGCATGAAAAAGAAACTCACTAGCTCTAAGACAGCTAACGATCCTAATTCTCGTATCAATAAATCTCTACGTAAGTGGAAGTGTTAACATGGCAAAACAAATGATTAAACGTGCTGATGGTTCTACATCACAACGTGGTTTATGGGACAATATTCGTGCCAAAGCAGGAAGTGGAAAGAAGCCAACTTCAGCAATGTTAAAGCAAGAAAAGAAAATTAAAGCTAATACTAAAAAGAAATAATTATGCAAGTTAAACCTAAAGCTAAATCTAAATCTAAAGCTGATCAATACGACTCTAAGCTTTTACCTAAACCAGGTAAGCAAACTCCTGCAGACTTTATGCCTAAGAGTTACGATACACGTTTCAAACCTGTTAAAGGTGGTGGAACTGGTAATGAGTATTTAAATCTTGGGCCTCGTGAGAAAGATCCTAAAGGTATGTCTAAGAATGGTTCTAAACTTAAAAAAGCTCAAAAGGGTGATGAAGTAAAAACTGTAGATAGAGGTGAGCTTGAAGAAGTTACTGTTACAGCAAAGAGAACACCTACTAAATCTAAGATGCCTTCTACTACGCCATCTAAATCAATGAACCTATCAGATAAAATTAAATCTGTAGCAAGTTCTGATAACAAAAAGACTGGACGTCTTCAGGCATTTAAAAATGATATGAAGTCTAGCTTACGTGGTTTACCAAAAGCATTACGTCCAGTAGGTGCTGGTCCAGCTGCTGGTGTAAATGCAATAGGTGGTCAAATAGGATTTAAGAAACGTACAGAAGCACAAAAACGTGCTGGTGATCTTAATAGAGATAGTAAAAAAATGGGTGGTAAAGTGGCTAAGAAAATGGCACCTAAAATGATGATGAAGAAAATATCTAAAAAGAAATAATATGAAAAAGATGATGACAGCTGCTCCAATGAAAAAAGGTGGTAAAATGAAAATGGGTGGTACTATGAAGAAAGCCCAATTAGGAATGAAATCTGTTACAGCAGGTCAAGATAATAACAAAGGCGTTACACGAGCTGATTTTGTTGCAATAGGTAAAGGTGAAGCTAAGAAGGGTGGCAAGATGGCTAAACAAGCTGCTGTTGCTATTGCTATGAAGAAAGCTGGAAAAGCCCCTAAGAAAGCTCAGATGGGTACAGATATGATGCAATCTCCAATGATGCAATCTCCTATGATGAAAAAAGGTGGAGCTATGAAAAAATGTAAATATGGCTGCAAGTAAGAAAACAAAGCCTGTGCTAAAGATGCACAAGCCTGCAAAGGCTCCTAAGGTGGCACCTCCTAAACCAATTGATGGTAATTATATGAGAGAGGCTGATACACCATCACGTCTTAAGAGTAAGATGTGGCCTTTGAAACAAAAAAGACTTTCAAAATAATTTTGTTCATTTCGATTCTATTTTGTGATTATTCATGCAAGTAAAAAGGAGACCATTGGCCTCCTTTTTCTTTTTACATAATTTGTGAATAATAATCATTATCGAAATGAGGAGTGAGAACTATTTCTCCTTTGGTTGCATCTAACATTTTGTCTGCTTGTGCTAATATAACCTCATTAGGTTGTATGCCCATGCCTGATATATGTAATGTAGCCATGCCCCATCTATAGATCATACTGTGCTTTAGTGTAGACTCGTATATAGTTGCATCGTTTCTATATGTAATGTATACATCTTCGTCTCCACTTTTATCAGGAAACTTAATCCTGTCTAAGTAAGCCTTAGTATAAACATTACCATTATTAATGTTACCACCTTCTGAATCAAACTTATTGTTTACAAAGAAATACATTCCTCTACCTCTGTAGATTTCAAATCCAGGGTTAGCTAGAATATCTGCTTTCACATTCTCAAGACCCCAAGGAGATAACAAATCATCATCATCAAGACGATAGATGTAGTCATACTTACATTGTTTGTATCCCCACTCAAGCTTAGCTGATATAGAAGGAAATCTTTCCTTATGGTTTATAACCCTAACCCTATCATGAGCATAGATGTAATCTACTTCTGGATTGTCATTTATGATAACCATTTCAGAATCTGTCATATCTTGTTTTAAGAAAGACTCGATAGCTTCTTCTAGTAAGTGATGTCTTTTGTATGTAATTGTTAGTACACTAATCATAATCTCCAGTTTTTAGTTTTTCATTCCAAATAGATCCATCTATCCAGGATGCTAAAGCTTCATGTTTAAAACAGTTGTCTTCTATATCTTTCCAAAGAACAACTTGTAAATTTATTTCAACTAATTTGTCTCTAAGATTATTAACTGTTGCTACATCATTATCAAGCTGTAAGTATTTACAAATTATTTGAGCCCACCAGTTTGGTCCAATCCACTGACTCTCATGAGTGACGTTATCAAGCATGTATTTCAAGAGTGGATGATTCTTTTTGAATCCAAAGATAGTGTTTGATAATGCAGACATCTGATAAGAGTCATCGTAAACAATGAATCCATCATACTCTTTATTTAATATGACATGTGACTCAAGCCCTCGTGCTGGTATAAGATCAGCATCTAGATAAGTTCCTCCATATTCATAAACAACATACATTCGTAATAAGTCTGCTTTTAATACAGGCTCCTGATAACTGTCGTATATCTTTTTAAGATTTTCTGGTAACTCAGGTAAGTTATCATCATTCCAAAAATAATAATTAAACTCTGTATGATAATCTCTTACTCTATCCATGTAATTTTTTACATGATTAGGTATTCTTTTATTACCAACCCAAATCTGATGTATGTTATTATTAATCATTTATCTTATACACATAATGTAAATTAGTATCAACTAACTCGTGATCATATCTAGTTATAGTCTGTCTTTCTACATAATAATCAACCACTTCTTTAATATTACCAAAGTTATAGTCATCAAATACAACAATACCACCTTGCTTTAACATGAACTGTGTGTAAATAAAATCACTCATCACAGTGTGAGTCTCATGACCACCATCGATATGAATCAAATCAAAAGTGTGTAACTTGTTAGTCTTTACATAGTCTACTAATGTAAGATTACTGTCACCATATATCTCTGTTATCTTTGCAGATGGATATGCATTTTTGATATACTCTACACAAGGTCTAGTATAACCATGTCCACCTAAGTCAAATAGAAGATACTCTGCAGTGGGATTAACACTGACCATTAGCAATAAGCTATGGCCAGCGTTAACGCCTATCTCACATATCTTTGACTTACCTTCAGCTAGCTTTAGTAGATTATGAATCTTAGCTTCATTTCTATCAGCTACAAGATTATCTGACGTTATATCACATATCAGATTACCTTCCACTCTTTCTCCAACACTATCTAATATATTAGCAATGTTAGATATATGGTCCTTAACTTCTTGCGTAAGTATGTCGATCATGATTACCAGACTAAGATTACATCAAATGGTGATACTAATAACTTGTTCTCTCCATTAATAGGAATAACTGGCGCCTTACCTAAAGATGCTGGATCTACTAAGATGTCATCACCTGCTTTGATGTCTGTAACAAGATCACCCACAGCATACACTGTAAGCTTGTTAAGCTTCTGCATCATCTCTTTCTCAAGAGCTTCTTTTGTGTTCTCATCCACAATAAGTTTACCTTCATCTTTCTTAGGAAGGTCTAGTAACAATCTATTACCACGTAGTTTTTTAAAATCTGCCATTAGAATTCAATGTTTGTTAGTTTTTTAAATCTTGCAATATCATCACCCTTTAAGTGAATGTCTGACTGGAAGATGTCACGCTTGCGTTGTACACCTACCACTTTACCACTTTTAGGATTGTGTGTAGGAATCTCCTCAACACGCTCATGAATATCATCTAGTAATACTACTAGCTCATCATCAAACGCAATGCTGCGAATTACTTTGTTAATGTTGAAAGAGTCTGTAAACTCTTTGTCACCCTCTTTACGAGTGTAGAAAAATTGGTTTGTCATTGGTTTATTTTGTTTAAAAGTTCAATACGTCTTCTATTAACTTCCTCAAATCTGTACATATCATTCTCTACAGATTCATGTTCTGGTAAAGTTAATAAAATAATATTAGATTTATCATACGCTACATCAGGATATTTACTCTTAGGAAGAATATGATGAAAGAAAGTTGATAATGCTTCACTTCCTAAATACTCACCACTCACTTCTGAGTAATGCTTGCGTTCGTTCCAGATCTCCATAAAGAAGTTTCTCATGATCTCTGTCTTAGTTCGAATCACAAACAATTCACGCCTCATTTTCAGCAATCCACCTTTCTTTGGGGTAATGGGCTTACGTTTGATGTGACTCACACATAAGCCCTTTCCCCATACAGGATTGTTACAGTTGTCTACACTACAAGTCTTCACGATCGATCTCTCGTTGAATGTACCAGATAGCTTTCTTCAGGTCTTGTTTCCTAGCACCTTTCTTATCAGCTCTAAGGATATACTTAACAGCATTACCTAGAGAGAATCCTAACTCATAGTCTTCGATAATATCTATAACCTCAAAGTTATTACCTTGGTAATGATCAGGATGATTGACCATCTCTCTTTCGTGTATTGCTTTCCACACTCTTCTTGCTCCATAAGGATCATCTTCTCTTAAAGTAGATTCTTTTAATCTTTCATTAATTTCCTCAGCAGTTAAAGATACACTAGTAAGTTCTACGTCTAACTGTTTTTTCATTTCCTCATCTGTTAAAGTGTTATGAAAATAACTAGCTTGTTTCCTTCGTTCCATCTCTGTTTGATTTGCTTGATGAATTTCTTCTTCTATTTGATTAATGTCCTGTCGAGCCATGTCCATCTGTTCCTCTTTGTGTTTCTGATAATTCATCTACTTCTTTATACTGTATCAATGGTACAGGTATGATTAACAACTGAGCAATTCGATCACTTACTTGATAAATTGTATTATCAGGAGTTCTAGAGTTAAAATTAAATGTAACCATAATCTCACCTCTATAACCACTATCAATTACACCCACTGAGTTAGCCATTGATAAATTGTAGTTACGTACAGAGGAACGTGGGAACACAAGTCCCACCATTCCTTCTGGTATCTCTACTGCAATACCTGTACCATATACTACTTGACCATCTCTAGATAGGTCAACTGATGTAGCTACAAGATCTGCACCTGCATCACCTGGTTTACCAAACTTAGGCTTCTGTGCCTTCGAATCCAATTTCTTGAAGTGTATTTTCATTTTCTGTTTCGTTTATTTCGTTTACGTCATTAATTTTATCAGTGATATCTTTCTTTAACTTATCAAAGAATTCATCATTGTCTGTTAATAGAGTTCTAAACTCATCAAGCTCATACTTGATCTCATTGTATGTGATAGTCTTACCATACTTACGTAGAATACCTAAGTCACTAGCCATGTCCATTATTTCTAACATACGATCAATACCTACACCAAACAAGATCTCAAACTCTACACCCTTGAAAGGAGGGGCCATCTTGTTCTTGATAGTCTTGATCTTAGTAATATTACCATAAGCTTCTGTACCTTCCTTGGCAAGAGTCTTACTAACCTCTACACGAACGTCAGCATAGAACTTCAATGCATGACCACCTTGTGTAGTACGAGGATCGCCAAACATAACACCAATCTTCTCACGATATTGAGATACAACAATCACACATGTCTGATGCTTAGATAGAATACCTTTTAGTTTAGGATAGACATCACTGTTAAGCTTAGCCTTTCTACCAATAGAGCTATCACCAACCTCGCC